ACAACCATCCAGTCAATTTTAAAACTATTAGAAACCTACGACCCTTCGGAGATCTTTGTAATTATAGGTTGGACTGGTTACGATAGATCTGAAGTAGTTTATAACAAAAGCCTGTATAAATTTATTCCTAACACAAACATTTTAGGGTGGCCAAACAAAATAAACGAAAGCTACAGATCTTGGGTTATGTGTACTGATAACGACAGTTCAATGAACAACTTTTTATTGCAGTACGGGCTAGTTGCAACTTTTTTAAAATACCATAAAATAAAATACTACTTCTTTAACTCTATTATATCGGCATATGTACCTCAACATAATTTCTTACATGAGGTATTAGATAACAAACCAAATACCCATTTAATAGAGATGATGAAAAATGATCCATATTTCTTAGAGCCGTTTAATGGAGAAATGACCTTCTTTCACATACTAAAACAAACGTATAACGGAACTAAAGATGGACGATGGCACCACTTTACAGAAGACGCACACCTTGCATGGGCAAACTTTCTTACTGAAAGAATAGAAAAACTATACCCTAACATATGGACATAAGATATCGAAAAGAAGGTCGAAAAAAATGGGTTGTTGAAGTCTGGACAAAAAATGAAATGCCAGGATGGGAAGACTTTGACGAACCGCTACCTGAAGAAATATATCTCGAAATCAATCAATGGTGTAGAGATACACTAGGATACTATCCTCGTACAGCGTATCATGTATTTGAATTTAAGAAACGCTCTGACTTGAATTGGTTTTTAATGCGGTGGAACTAAGTAACAATATGATTTCAATCTATAATAAAATTAAAAATTATGTGCGAAAACAGCGAGCATTAAAAGTTATTCGCAAAAAAACAGATACTACTAATATGAAACCAGAAGACGTAATTTGTGCAATACCGTGGACACACTTGGCATTTGAACCAAGTGGTAAAGTTGTTCCTTGTTGCTTAACTAGTCACCACAATTACTTTGCAGGTGACTTGAACAAGGAATCAATTGAAGAAATTTGGAACAGTGATAACATGAAGCTGCTCCGGAAAGAAATGATGGAAGGACGCGAACCTAAAATTTGTGCCACATGCTTTGACAAAGAAAAGGTAACAGGTGAAAGCGGAAGGATCTTTCACAATAGAGACTTCAAAAATGTTATCAAAATTATTCCTGAAATAACTAAGCCCGACGGTACTTGTACCGAGATGAAACTAAAATACTGGGACTTTAGGTTTAGCAATTTATGTAATTTTAAATGCCGTAGCTGCGGTCCGAGATACAGTTCTGCCTGGGTCCCTGATGCTAAGAAATTATGGTCAAACGAACAAGAAAAAGTATGGAACATTGAAAGCGTCGATGATACTACAAACTACGACTTCTTAAAAGACCAAATCCAGTATGTAGAAAAAATCTACTTTGCAGGTGGCGAACCGTTGCTTATGCCCGAACACTGGCAAATTCTAGACCTTCTAGTTGAAAATCAACGCTTTGATGTTAAGGTTAGTTACAACACAAACTGTTCTACACTATCATATGGTAAGAAAAATGCCTTAGATTATTGGAGCAAGTGGGAACCAGGTAAACTAGAAGTGTGGCCTAGCATTGACGAAATCGGTGAACGTGCTGAACTAATTCGTTCAGGAACTGTTTGGCCAAAGGTCGAAGAAAACTTAATTGAACTAACAAAATTATCTAACATTACAGTTAGACCAGGCATTACCGTCGGAGCATGGAATGTTGCAAGGCTTCCAGAAATTATTGACCATTTAATTAGCATTGGTGTTGTTACTAAAAAGCATCGACATGAGAATTGGTTTATAAACTTGTTGCAATATCCAGAGCACTACCATGTTAGTATCTTACCGGATGATTATAGAAAACAAGTAGTTGATCGCTTGGAATTGTACATACAAGACTACAACAAAAAATACAATACTTCTATTGACTACAGATTTACACAAATTCTTCATGAGTTGAAAAAGCCACATGAGCCGAAATTTGCTAAGAAATTCTTAGAGATGTCTGCATCAGTTGATGAAATTAGAAATGAAGACATCTTTAAAACAATTCCAGAAATGAAAGTTGTAAGAGATTCTGTTAAATGAAACAAATTTTAAATTGGATCAAACCTAATACTGAACTTGTTAAAATATACAGAGATACAACAAAACCAAGTTACTTTATGGTTGACTGGATGTTGCATGATAAATGTACCTACGACTGTAGCTATTGCCCTCCTGCTAATAAAAGCGGTACTGATAGTTGGCTAAATTTAGAAACATTAGATCAGTTTTGTGACGGATTAGAAAATCATGTTCGAAGTATAGATCCTAACTTTAAAATTAAAGTCCTTTTTACAGGGGGAGAGCCAACTGTATGGAAAGGGTTCGGGGAACTAGTAACAAGGTTATCCAATCGAGGCTGGGTGTTAATTGTTAATAGTAATGGCAGTAGATCTAATCGATGGTGGGAAGAATATTCTAGTAAATTTGCAAGTATCATTTTAAGCTATCACACAGAAGCAGTTGACGATGACGAGTTCATTCAAAAATTAAAAATATGTGAAAAAACTACCAGGACTTCGGTCAATGTAATGCTAAATCCAGCTGAAGAGTTTTTTCACAAAGCTGTTAATATAGGTAATAGAATTAAGCAAGAAACTGAATATGTGTCGTTTACGCATTACAAAATACAGCATACATTTGGGTTACAAGAAATTAATGTTCCGCAGTATTCCCAAGACCAACTAGAAATTGTTAATAATTTAACAGATTACTATCCATCTTTACCAGATCATTATAAAACTATATACGACAATTACCTTACACAATCAGTAAATGGAAAAATTCAAAAACTAGATGCTGTCGACTTGCTCAACAAAGGTCTGGTAAATTTTAAAGACTGGAAATGTTCAGCGGGTCTCGAAAGTGTCTTTATCGATGCAAAGGGCGATATTTTAAGAGGTGCATGTAGAGCAGGAACTTCTTTTGGAAACATCGCTAATCCTGCGAATATTAATTGGACTACAGATCAAGTTGTTTGCCCATACACCTGGTGCGGGTGTATTACTGACATTAAAAATAGCAAAGAAAAATAATGGATCTAGTTACTATAACCTGCAACAGAGATGTCAATGTAATGTTGCTACAGGCAAAGAGTGTTCAGCAATACTTAAAAGCTGGGACAACCCATTGGGTTATAATTAACGAACCAGAAGAGTCGTTGTTCGAAGTAGATTGGAATTATTTACTATCTCCATATTATAAAAACCACGACCTTAAAATTATATACGGTGATCCAGAATATTGGAAATTAATTCACAATGGGTGGATCATACAACAACTGCACAAGTTGGAAATCTCTAGGATTGTTAATAAAGATTATATGCTGTTCGACAGTAAAAACTTTTTTGTAGTTCCTACAGATTTAGAAGAGTGGACACATGAAGGGTGTGGTGTGTTAATTTCTAAAGAAATTAATCTAACAATTTGGAATTTATGGGATCAGACAAATTCTAGATATAGTTTAGAAACCGGAATACCAAAACTCACAGAATACTATGCAGCAGAAACTCCATTTATCATAAGAGATAAAATAGTAAAACAAGCAATAAATCGAGAGGGTTTTAGCAAGTGGTTTGTCGATTGCTATAAATTTGCAGATGCTAGCGAATTCATTTATTATAGCTATTTTTTAAAACCATTAGATTTTAAATATAGCAGACGGCATCATAGCTTGTGGCCAGAAATTTGTGACATTGAGCACTGGTTTGAACAAGAAGATTTTAAAATAATGGAAATTTCTGGAATTCATCGAGGCTGGTTTGAACAAGCATCTGTGAATGATAAGAAAAAAGTTAAAGATTGGTTAGCATCTTTGAACTTAATAGATGAGAACACTGCTACACTATTCGATTGACTCTTGCCAAAATATATAATATACTAGGCAAAAATTAATGACCTTTTGAGGTAACAATGGCAAAAGAACAAACTAAAACTAGAGTAACAAAGAAACAAGTTATTGCACATCGAACAAGAGCGGTTAAGGATACTAGCCCAACGTGGGAAGGTTGCGAAACTTGGGACGGAGATAAATTCCATAAGCATTTTCGTAGTGCAATGGATTACTACAGACTAGAATCAGATATCAAAACTTTCAAACCTGTTATTGTTAAGTGGCTTGAAAGTCAAAGTGCTAGTAAAGAACACATTGCTCTGATTAAAAAAGTAAAAGACAATCGCATCAGTGGAACAATGGGTGCTGTTGCATCTTGTTTACTAAGAGGAATGACTCCTCAACGTCCCGACTTTAATGGTGGGCGCGATACCGCAGCATGGTTAAGAAATGCAATTGTTGAAGTAATGGCCGCTGGCAAGAACGACACTGATGACGAAGAAAAGAAAGAAGAAAAGCCAGCAGTTCCTCAAATTAGTATTCAAGAACGTGTGCGTGACGCTGCAATGAACATGACTGAGGAATTGGAAAATGCCATCGAAGCCTTTCAAGAAGATCCAGATTCCTTTGATCCAAAGGCATTTAAAGTAGTTAACTTACTACGATCTGTAGAAGCTAAAGCAGCACATGCTCGACTTATTAGAGGTTTCTACGAACGTAACTTAAAAGAGCTAGAAGAAGCTAGTCAACCAAAATGTGACGAGCAACTTAAAGAAGCTTATGGGCATCTTAGTAAAGCTAATATGAAAAAGATTATTTTGTTTTACCAAGAAATCATGAGTGCGTGTGATATGTTAGCTCAAGAAGCTAAAGTTAATCGCGCACCCCGTGCTAAAAAGCCTACTGATAAAGCTAAAGTTGTTGCTAAACTCAAGTACTTGAAGCAACATGAGCCGTTAAAACTTGTTAGCGTTAACCCGGTTGATATTATTGGTTCTAAAGAACTTTGGGTATACAACACTAAATCTCGCAAACTTGGCAGATATGTTGCTAGCGAATATGCAGAACTAGGTGTTAAGGGCACGTCTATTACTGGTTTTGACGAAAATGCTAGTATTTGTAAAACTATCCGTAAGCCAGAAGACAAACTCAAAGAGTTTAAGGCTGCGGGTAAAGTAGCTTTGCGTAAATTCCTAGATGACATTAACGCTACAGATACTAAAATGAATGGTCGTATCAACGAAGAAATTATTCTACTCAAGGTAGCGTAACGCTGATTTTAGGGTTTCTTGTTCTAAGATAAATACAGAACAAGAGACCCTATTATGAGCCAACTATTTACTATCGAAAACGACAGAATTGTCATTAACAAACTAGCACTTACTGAATTAGTAGGTGACGTTACTCATTCCGGAAATTTAACAATAACAGATACTTTAACTGTTGAAACGCTTAATGTTAAAAATCTAAAGACTAATGGAAATAGTTTTTCCCAAACAGGCAATTGGGTTTCTAACACCGAAGCAGATATTAACGGTAAAGGATTTAGCTGGACTTGGGGTGAAGGCAGCGTTAACCTGCAATACCGAGACGGCGGACGTATTTGGGCAAATGGAGACATTGACCTAGACACTAAGAAAACTTATAAGATTGATAATGTATCTGTACTAAGCGCAGGCGCATTAGGACCAACCATTGTTAAAAGTAATTTAAAACAAGTAGGTCAACTAAACAATCTTACAGTACTTGGAAACACTAGTATTGGCCAGTTTGCATTTTTTGATAGCGGACTTGGCAGGATTGGAGTTAATACCGAAACTCCAAACGGTGCTATTGGCATTGTTGAAAATGACATAGAAATTGTAATTGGCAGCTCTCGAATCGGCAGTGCTACTATTGGCACATATACTAATCACGATTTAAACATTATTACAGACAATACTCCTAGAATTATTTTAAAGAATTCTGGAGAAATTACAGTCAATAGTGATGTTAAGATTAACGGAACATTACATGTTGAAACTATTGTAAGTGATACTAGAGTTGATCGAACAAGTCCTTTAGAATTTAAAGCAACAAGAGATACTGCTATTTACGGCAGAGGTTTGATCTGGACTGGCACTGGTCCTACTCGTCAATTAGTAATGATGGCTAACCCAGACCGTTTATGGTCAAGTGAATCTATTGACGTAAGTGTTGGCCAAGGATACTATGTTAACGGTCAAGTAGTGTTAACAGACACAGGACTAGGCGACACTGTAGTAAATTCAAACCTATCTAAGTTAGGTAATTTAGAATCACTAACCGTTATTGGTGCATCTAAGTTTATTGGAAACATAGATGGTGAAAGAAGCACTGCTACTTTTAAAAATGCTATTTTTAATAATGGCGTTAACCAATTAAATATTACTAGTATCGGATTGAACGCTAGTTCTAACATTGTGGTTAGTCTAGCAACACAAGATGAAGTTTTCTACGCAGACAGCAATGAGATTGTGTTAGGAAATAAGTCAAGTGCTCGTAGGCCTGTTAAGGTTAACGGTCCAATGTCGATAGGCGTTAACAACCCGGATCCAGATGTAGATTTTACTGTTAAGGGCAATGTAAGTATTGCTAACAGAAAATTCATCACTGGCTTGCAAGCACCGACACAAGGCACGTTTAGTAAAGGCGATATTTGTTGGAACAATGATCCACAAGGCGACAACTACATTGGTTGGGTTTGCGTAGTCGAGGGTACTCCTGGAACCTGGTTGCCTTTTGGAGCAATTGTAAGGCAATGACCCCTGCAACTAGACGAATATTAAAACAGCACACCGAAGATTTAGAAAGAATAAACCAGCAGAGAAGAATGTGGCTATACGCTAGTTCTATTGTTCTCACTGGAATTGTTTTTCTAGTCTTTACTTGGGATTGGCTTGATGACTTTCATTCGAAAGGAATCTGGTGGGTAGTCGTTTCTCTAATGTTAATTATTTCAGTAAATTGGTGGTATTGGACTATGCGAGTTATTAGAATTCTGCTAGACTATAATACTGCGGCATATGATATATTAACTTGTGTTTTAGACGATGTGTCCGAAGCAAGAAAAGATATTCAGTACTTGGTTAACCAGAATGTTGACAATCCTAAATAAGTTTGTATAATTACTGAATAAGCATTATATGCAAGAGGACTTTAAGACGCTCAACCCTCTTTAAACATTCTGCGTGTCATCATAAGGATATTACGATGACTTGGATTATCGACAAAACTTTTGAATTCTGCTATGGACACAGAGTTCACACTCAAACACTAAACGGCGAATATGCTGCCGATTTAAAATGTGCCTGCCGTCACTTACACGGGCATGAAGGTAAAATGCAAGTTCACTTAACCGGCGACGGTTTAGATAAAACTGGTATGGTTACTGACTTTAGACATTTGGAATGGCTAAAGAAATGGATCAATGAATATATTGATCACCAATTTATTATTGACAAAAATGACCCACTCTACAATAAAATCATTGGCGATAGAGGCTTGGTGCCTGTATTGGTCCCCGGTACTGAACATGTGGCAGGCTGGCACTTGGATCTTACAGGGTTGCAACAAAACACACCTGAATACGAATATTACGAAGGGTTTATGGTTGTTGATTTTGTTCCCACTAGCGAGCATTTGTCTAGCTGGATGGCTGAACTAGTTGAAGCAAAAATGACTAAACTTGGTGTTAAAGTACACAGTATCGAATGGTGGGAAACACCTAAGAGTCGATCAGTATTTTATAGAGACGGTGTATGAATGACAAACAATGGTTAGAACGGGTATCGATTGCATATAAAGCATATCCGTACCCTAACAAAGACATTGAAGCGTTTATAACGTGGATGTATCAGCAGTACGGTATTATTAAACCCAATGATAAAAAATAAGTTTTGGAGACTTTGGGCAAAAGCAATAGGTGAAAAATCAGGCACAACCGATAAGGAATCCGACCTAATCGCTTGCATTCGAACAATAATTGTGTTAACATACATACTCACAAATTTTTTTATTGTAGCAGGCGTTATAAGGCACTGGAATGACTAAAATCGGTTTTGCATGTAAATGGATTGATCACCCGCACCAAGTTGATGGCATAAAAGCCACAGATGATGCAAAACAGTATAACACTGGTACAACCACAATTAGTTGGTTAAATAAGCAAAGCAGAGATGTAGCAGAGCAAAAGCTCTTGGACTTAGCAGTTCAAAACATTGAAGCCACTCGTAAACTTGTTGAAAAGGTCGGTACCCTAGATGATGGATTACGTATGGTCCGTATTAGCAGTGATATTCTTCCTGCTTACACTCACGAGCTTTATTGCGATTTTTATAAGCGAAGAGATGTGCTTACGCTACTTGAACGAGAATTCGCAAAAGTCGGAGTTTTGGCTAGAAGTAAACAGGTACGCCTTTCTATGCATCCTGGTCAGTTCACTGTATTGGCTAGTGAGAATCCTGGTATTGTTGATCGCTCTATAGAGGAATTTGAATATCATGCAGATATGGCCAAGTGGATGGGGTATGGTAAATCTTTTCAAGATTTCAAAATTAACGTCCACATCTCAGGTAAACAAGGTCCAGCCGGTATCCGAAGTGCGTACAACAGATTATCGCCAGAAGCAAGAAACTGTATTACAATCGAAAACGAAGAAAACGCCTGGGGCCTAAATGACTGTCTTGAGCTTACTGATATACTCCCTATTGTCTTGGATGTACATCACCACTGGGTTAGAGAAGGGGAATACATACAAGCGGACGATCCTCGGGTACAACGGGTTATTGATTCGTGGCGTGGCGTTCGGCCTACTTGTCATTACTCTATTAGTCGCGAAGATGTTCTCGTAGATCATTGTAAAAATACATTGCCCGATTATAAACTGTTATTGGAAAACGGGTACAAAAAAGCAAAGCTCAGAGCACACTCTGACTTTTATTGGAATAAGGAAGTTAATAATTGGGCAATAAGTTTCACAGATCAGTTCGACATAATGTGCGAAAGCAAGGGCAAGAATTTAGCAAGTATGACTCTGTACAATCAAATGAAGGGAATCGTATGATGACTAGAGAAAAGTTAATTCACCATCTTGAATCACTACGTGAAAAACATGATGAGCTGGACAAGCAAATTAATGATCTGTACAACCATCATACTGATGATTTCAAAGTCGAAGATCTTAAAAAGAAGAAACTTAAAATTAAAGACGAAATGGAACAAACTAGCGCAAAGCTAAAAAAGTTCGACTAATAAAAAAGGGCCCTTAGGGCCCTTTCAATTTGTGTACGCTATGCGATTACAAACTGGATGATTAAGCTGCTGGCGCTTTTGGTGCCTTTGGCTTACGAGGTCTGTTACCGCCTTGTTTCTTAGGTGCTCCTTGTTTCTTAGGTGCTCCTTGTTTCTTAGGACTACTTTGCTTTTTAGAACCGGATGCCGTAATTGCGGCCGGTTTTGAAGCTTCTGTAGTCACCTCCTTCCTCGGCTCAGCTGCAACTGGTGCAGACTCCTGAGCAGGCGCTTCGACCTTGTATGGTGCAGGGGTTGCCACTGCTTCTGCTTGTGCAGATGCTGTTGGTTCCTGGATACCAAATAATTTTTTAATAAATCCGAACATTTAATGTTCCTCCTTGTTGGTTATTTATAATTTGCCGATAGGCTTCAAGCTACTTACTGGCATGTCCCATATTTTACGTGCTTCAACTCCTTTGCTTTGAGCAAACTTTTTAGCATCGCAATTACCACAAACATGGTAGTACTGGTTGTTTAAACGTTTAGGATCCATGCTGCCTTTTTCACGCTTAAAAATGCCTCTACAGTTATCGCACTGAAAAATTAATACTGTTTTCTTCCTAGTATAAGCGTGGATTTTTCCAGTTTTACTTTTTCTATAATGGCAATACTGTGCTTGTTCTTGTCCCATGTACATGAGTGTATTTACATTAAGATTATAAAAGCAGTAGCTAAATATTGAGTAAAATTAATTTTTTCCAGTTTTGGAGTTAAAAACACATGTCAAAGCAAATAATCGATATTGGTATTCAAGGTAACGACGGCACAGGCGATAGTATTCGCGAATCATTTAGAAAAGTTAATGAGAACTTTAATGAATTGTACGCTGTCTTTGGTATCGACGGTACCATTAAATTAGAAGATCTTAACGATGGTACAGCATACGGAGCTAATCAGCTCATTATGGGTAACACAACAGGGTCTGCACTATCTGCAAGAACCCTAGTAGGTGGATCAGGAATTATCGTTGATAGTTCAAGTAATAACCAAGTTGTTATTAACTCTACTGCTGCTGGCTTAATTGGTGATAGTTCACCTACATTATCTTCGCCAATGAACGCAAACGGACTACCAATTGGTCGTGTCCCAGACCCAAGCGAAGATTTAGTTACCGCATTTAATCTAACATACGCTAATAATAACATTACAACTACTATTGACCAACTAGCTATTAACAAGGGCTATGCTGATCGAACTTACATTAAAGTTGGCACAAACGGATATGTTGAAAGCGCATTGCAAGTTAGAGATGAGCCGCTTTCGCCAGACCTAACAAATCCAGAATATGACTCTACATTAACTGGAAATTATCTATCTACAGAAGCAGTACAAAGAAAGTTTTTAGTAAGTCGCAAAGGCGACTCAATGACTGGGCCGTTAATTTTACACGATCACCCAAGTCCATTAGAGGGATTTGGAACACCGTCCGGTGAGTCAGATTTGCAAGCTGCAACTAAGTTTTATGTTGATAATAATACATTTACTAGTGCTGTCAACTTGTACGTTTCAACTAACACAGGCGACGATTTACAACAAAAGACTCCGATTGGTAAAGAAGGACGTTTTTGGCAGTATGCATATAAGTCTATCGGTGCTGCGGCATTGGCTGCTGAAAACTTACAAGCAGTTGCAAGTTCCGAACCTGGGCCTTATCGTCAACGTATTGGTTACACAGTCGGTCCTGATAAAACATTCAGTACCATTCAAAATATTACATTAACTGGTGGAAATAGCAGTGATACTGGATACACTGATGCTTATGACTTGCTACAAGCAAACAAGACGTTTATTCAGGCTGAAACTATTGCCTATATTAACAACAAGTATGTTAATCCATTTACATATGATAAACTAAAATACCAACAAGATGTTCAATCAATATTAAGTGCAGTTGGGTACGATTTAGTTTTAGGAACTAACTTTAACTCTACAAGAGCAGCAACTTCTTATTTTACTGATACAACTTCTAACATATTGCCAGGTCAGTTAGTACAAACTATCGATGCTATTAGATTTGTAAAAGAAACAGTTTTAGGATTTTCATATAGCAGTGGAGCACTATCAACATATGTCGGCAACGTTGTTGACGCATTGTGCTATGATATTGTTTTCCAATCAAATTACCAAAGTATTCAAGCGGCATTAAATTTCCCGTATGCCGGAACTAATTTAACTGTTGAACAAATTGTTGAAGTTTTAATAAACTTAAAAAACAACTTGTTAGGTATTACTGCAACTACACCTATTACAAGCGGAATAAAAGTTACATCTATATCTGGTGTAGTTGGCGAAAACACAGTTGTTGTAGGAAGTAACACTGGGTTAGTCGTAGGTATGTCTGTTGCAGGTACTGGTATTGCAACAGGTGCATATATTACATCTATTGACGGCAACACTATATTCTTAAGTGCTGTTAACGTAGGTACCCCAACTGGTGATTGCATTTTTGGTTCTTCAGTTATCATTGTTAATAATACATCAGGTATTAGCATTGGTCAAAGTGTTTCAGGAACAGGCATTGCTGTTGGTTCAACTGTAACTAACATTAGTGAAAACTATGTATTCCTAAGCCAAGTACTATCTGGAACTCCTTCAGGAAACGGAATATTTAGTAACCCAACTGACATTGCAAACCTCGACCTTGCAAGAATTTCTGTTACTGATAACATTGCAAATATTGTTGCAATTATTCAAGGAGCAGATATACCGGCAGTGTCTATGCCAGCAACTTCAAGTCTAAACAGTGGATATGTAAGTGCTCGAGACTTGCTATTAAAAAATATTCCTTTCTTACAAGCTGAAGCCGTTGCATACTTAGGTGCGGAATATCCTAATTTACCATACGACAAAACTACATGCAAGCGAGATGTCAAGTACATTGTATGGAGCATTGTATACGACTTAATGTACGAAGGCAACAGCCAAAGTGTATACGCTGGTCAAATGTATTGGGACGGGTTGGTTAGAAGAATTGCTACTGCCGAAGTACAACCAATTACAGATGTATTAGCTTACCTAAATGGCTTGATGCAGCTGATCATCGTCAACGATTTACCTTCAACTACATATCAGCAAAGTATTAGACAGTACACTAACGAAACATATATCGGTGGTGTAATTGCAGGTAGTTCTATATCATCAAACGTTGGCGTTATTTCTGATATCATTAACGACCAAGGATTGACTCCTGTAATCGTTAATCCAGACGTAACAAATAGCGCAACTGTTTTACAAAATGTTAGAACTAGCACATTATTAGATATCAATGATTATAAAAACAATGCTAATTTATATGTCACTAATAATTTCCCAGTTATTAATGATGTAGGAACTTTAACAACTATTAGCGAACTATTCGACATTATTATTGATTTACTTACACTTGGTCTCGAAACAAGAACGTTGCCAACTTACACTACTCCAGTAAGTGCAAATAGCGGTTATACAAGTGCAAGACAACTTATTTTTGGAAATTTTGACTTCATTAAAGACGAAACAGTTGGCTGGTTACAAGTACAGTATCCATTAGTTTACTCTGAAATTAACATTGATAATTTTAAGAGAGACATTGGATATATTTTAGAAGCATTGTCATATGACATGACTTACGGTGGTAATAGCGCAAGTGTATACGCTGGACTAAACTATTGGAACGGACACGCTCAACCAGTTGACCCAGCTGAGGTTACTGCTACTTCAAATTCTATGATATTTGTTAGTAACTTAGTTTCACTACTTGTAGAAAATGACTCTCCGAGCACATTGTATTCTTCTACACCACAATACATTAATCTAGCATTAACTGGAGGCGGAGTTGCTTCTAGCAGAGTAAGCTCTTCACTTACTACAGTAAAAGATATTATTGCCGATGCAAATAACGCACCTGCTATTGTTTATCCAGTAATTGGAAACGATTATTCTGCTAATGCTATTACATTTAGATCAATTATTGAAGCTAATAAGGTTGCTGTTTCATTAGAAACTACAGCTTATCTAGATACTACTTACAAAGGTGGATTTAATTACAACGAAAGCATCTGTTACAGAGACTTAGGTTATATTATCGATGCTATGTCGATTGACCTAGTAACAGGCGGCACATGGCAAACTATTTTTGCTGGCAAGAGCTATTACAGAAACACTAGTGCTAGAGCCATTGCTATCGGTAGTCAGTTGTCAGAAACTTTAGAAGCAATCAACTTTGCAAGAGATTTAGCAATTCAAGTAGTAAATCAAACTACTGCTACACGATTCCAAGATCTTGAAACTCAAGTACTTAACCCAGCAAAGACACCTAGCCCAGCAGCAGTTTCTACATTAACTGCTAACATGAATACTGTTACTAATATTATTAGAAACGGTATTGGTGCTGCTCCTGCTCCTAGCTTTGGTACAGGTATTTGGAACATTGACATTGACAACGGCGGTAATGGATATGTTGATCAAGGTGCTCCTGGAAATGTTGATATTATCCCAGCTAAGGTTTTAGTTGGCGTAGGTAGTTCGACATACGGTAGCATTGTAAAATATGAGCCAGGATCGGGTCCAGGTGTTGATACCATCCAGATTCGTTTAACTAAGCCTGGTTTCTACCAAGTAGGTGAACAAATTGAATTCGGTGAAACCGTTAACGACCTACATATTACAATCTTTGTTGAAAGCGGTATTTACTACGAAGATTACCCAATTCGTTTACCAGCAAACACAAGTATTAAAGGTGACGAATTCCGTAGAACTATTATTAGACCGTTAGACAGAATTAGTCAAAGCCCATGGCGTAAAATATTCTTCTATCGTGATGCAATCATTGATGCTATGGAAATTGGTCCGTACGATTACGGCACTGACTACGCATCTACTAGTTCTATTTCGTTAAGCGGTACAAGCAATAAGATCACAATTACATTAGGTACAGGTGCTGTTCCTCAAAGCTGGATCGGAAAAGTTATCATGGATGACTTTGAGATCACTCCTGGAGATTTTTCTAAGCGCGGTCGTGCTATTATTGATAGCGTTTCTAACAACGTTATGAACTGTAGCGTAATTTATCCGTTCCAAGAAGCAGTTACATATACAGCAGGTAATTGGCATCTATACGGAACTATTAATTACGGACGTCATTACTTAACTGATCCGCTTGATGTTAATAGTCCTGCAAAAAATAACAAATACATTGACGTATTCTTAACAAACGATCAAACACGTATTAGTAACGTAACATTCCAAAGACAAGGTGGCTTTGCAATGGTACTTGATCCAGAAGGTCAGATTAAAACTAAATCACCATACGGCCAAGTATGTTCGTCATTCAGTCAATCAATTAATGCTAAGACTTTTGCAGGTGGTCAATTTGTCGACGGCTTTGCTGGTCGACTAAGAGGAACTATTACTAATGTTGCAGACAACGGTATTACTCTTACCATTGTCGGCGAAGTTAATAGCGGTTTAGATATTCGTCCACCACAGCCTCCGTGTGCATTCTATGTACAAGGTTATCGTTATCAAGTTAACGATGTTGTAAGTTTTGATTCTGCAAATGCTACTGTTGTAGTAACACTCGATGTTTCTACTCCATACTGGCCAGCAGGTCCTGCAATTATCCCAGGCACCACTATTGCTAACCCACCATCTTACAATACAGCAACTTGCTCAAGAGACGTTGGTCTAATTATTGATGCTGTTACATGGGACTTAGTAACAGGATCTAACTTCCAAGCTGTTCGCTCAGGTATAGCATACGCTAGAGCAGATGCTAGTGTTGTTATTACATCTCAGAAGCAACAAACAGTAGCCGGTATTAACAAGGCTAAAGATTTAGCGTTAGGTGAAATTACCGGTGGTACATATGCTGCGGCTAGAAGTAACATTGAGTCAAGCATTAGTATCATTAATACCATTATCGAACAAGGCATTACTGCTGCTCCGGCTGTAACATATCCAACTGGAGTTAATAGCACTACTGATGCCGTTAAATTAAAAGATAACTTACAAGCAAACAGACAATTTATTCAGAATGAAATTACTGCGTGGATTGCCGACAACTACATTATTAAGTTAATTCCAAATTACAGCCCTGTTAAGTGTGCTCGTGATGTTGGTTACTTAGTTGACAGTATTTGCTATGATATTATGTATGGCGGAAATAGCATGACATTCGATGCCATGTTATCTTACTATGGTCGTAGTCTTGTAGGCGAAACTGGTGCTAGTCAAATCCCAGGTGAAGAAAGTGTTAATCAAGCTGCTTACACATACTTCAAAACATTACTACAAAACATTGTAACTAACGCTGTAGTAACTCCTACCACCGGAAATACCTCTGTTCAAACTATTGATGCCGGTCTAGCAATATCTAGTGGTTCAACTGAATACACTAATATGACAACACTATGTGATCATATTATCGATTACGTTTACGACGGCGTTGACAACACACCTACTATGACTAGAACTAGTCCAACAACAACTGGATTAGATTCTACACTGTTAGCTGCAAGGGTTGCTGTTCAGACTGCTAAATCAGCTATCCAATCAGATGTCATTACATATCTAAACAACGGTGGCGGTCTAGCAATTAACATCGAAATGGGCGGTAACAAGTCTATGCTTGCTAACGACTTTGCGATGGTTAACGATTTAGGCTATGCGATTGTTTGTACAAACGGTGGTGTGTCAGAACAAGTTTCTACATTCACTTACTACTGTCATACTCACTACTGGGCTAACAATGGTGGTCAAATTCGATCAGTTGCTGGCTCTAATGCATACGGTGTATACGGTCTTCGTTCAACTGGCTTTGACGTAACAGAAAAACCAGACTCTGTTACACTTGCTCAAGACATGGTGCAAACTGCCAAGATTTATAAACAAGGCACTTTCATTAACGAAATGACTCCAACTGCAAGCAAGCAGTCAACTTCAATCTTTATCATTGGATATCAATATACTCCATACGGTATTAGTGAATTAGAAATTGACCACAGTGCTGCTGGGCTTGGAATTGTTCGTTACGAAATTAGCACTATTGAACATACCGTTGTTACAATTAACGGACAAAACGTTTTAAAGGTAAACCTAAGTACTGCCGGCAATAATGGAACTTCTAGCGTAGGTCTAGTCACAGCATTATACGATGGACAATATGTAACCATTCGTAACTTACAGAACATTAAGTTCCTTAACATTGATAACGTTAAGCCTACTCGTCCAAGTACTGCGTTACAGTATGTCGATGATCTAGCTAGCATCTATCGTGTTATTGCATATAACTTAACAGAACCAACAGGTGAGTTGTTAGGTCCAAACATATCTGTTTTACAAACTGATAGTTCATTTAACTACTATAAGTTTGTTGCAGACATTAGCAACGTAGAGAAAGTCGACGTAGATGTAGCGATTGCTGCTACTGGAGCAAGTGGTAGTGGCAGTGTTGTAACTATAACATTTGCTAACCAAGGATCTGCTCCGTATGCCATCGGGTCGTATATTGCTGTTTCAGGATTTGATCCTGCAGAATACAACGGCATTTACAAAGTTACTAACTGTACAAGTACATCTGTTGAATTTGAAAGCACTGTTATTAGTGCTGTTATTGAAAACGGTGTAGTTGGTGATAAGACACACGGTGCTTTACCTGGTGACTTTAAGATTGCGGTTATCCCAGTTACTACTAAGACAACTATTGACCAAATTAATAAAGGAATCTTTATTACAGGTTGGGGCGGTAGAACTCACCGAGTTATTAGTTATACAACACCTTTATTATTAGCAAATGCTTCTTACCTAACTGGTGGCGTTGGTAATGCGTTTATAACTGTAACTGGTGTATCCGGTAGTATTGACATAGGCGACGTTGTAACAGGTACTGGATTTGTTAGTGGACAATTTGTTGTTGGTGTATCAACTATTGACAGCATCACTTATACTATTGAGTTGAGTGCTGTTGCTGACAGTACACCAAGCGGCACACTAACATTTGGTATTAGCCGCCATGGTTGGTTAAACATTGATCCAACTCCAGTTTACAACACAGTAGGCGATTCAAGTGCTATTAACTCGTTGTCATACAATAGCACTGCACCATTAGGTGATAGCACTGTTGCTAAAGCTATAACATTTGATGTCGATTGGAATCCAAATGCATTACCAATTGTTGATGCCATGTACTTTGTGTCGGGCCAAACAAACGATGCATACAACGGATGGTACCAGGCTGTTGGTGCAGTAAGTGAAACAACAATTAGTGTTTCAACAACTGCTGGTCTATCAGAAGGCATGGTAGTAACTGGAGACGTTAATACATACGTTCCGCCAGGTACTATTATTCAAAGAATCGATAGCGGTAACTCATTTACTGTAAGCCCAGCTTGCTGGATTCCAGCAGGATCAACTGTTAGTTCAACTATCATTGCCGTTGTTGACCACATTGACATTGTAAACGGTGGTGCAGGTTACACAACACCTCCAGTTATTACAATCGGAGGAGTTACACCAGGCGGTGCAACAGTTCAAGCTATTGCAACTTGTACCATTAAAGACGGTTCTATTGATACTGTAACCATTGTAAGTCCAGGTTATGGATATACTGGAATTCCAGATATTCAGTTAAGTGAAGTATTAGGTGGAGCTAGTTTAGTTGCTGTTCTATCTGCTAGTGCAACTGTTAACACTGTTGCTAGTGCAGGTGAGTCAGTTAATAGAGTTACATTGGCATACCCAAGTGATCCAGGTGTATATTCAACTGGATCTACAATTACATTAACTGGTGCAACTGCTCCTAGTGCTACTACATACGGCGGTGTTAACGGTTATAGTGTAACAGTATCGTTTAGCACAACAACTGCTCCGACTGTTGATACGTATTTCAAAGTTGAAGGCAACGACAATACATTATACAACGGTTCGTACTTATGCATCGGAAGCACTACAACTAGTGCCGACTTTTTCTATCTATATAATCCAGGAACATTTGGATCCGGTACTACAACTATAACAAACGTAGTTACTGGTGCAGTAACAGAAAGTTTAGGTATTTCTAAACCGTTCCCAATGGATACTGCTGCTACACTACGCTTAGGTTATCCAGGTAACACAGCGGCACAAGTAACAACACGTATTTCAACATGCCGTGCTACAGGACACGACTTCTTAGATATTGGTACTGGAAGTTATTCAACTACTAACTATCCATATCAAATCTTTGGTAACCCAACAAGACCAGCAACACAGTCGCAAGAAGTTTACGAAGAAGGTGTTGGACGTGTATTCTATGTAAGTACTGACCAAAACGGTATCTTCCGTGTAGGTCGATTCTTTACAGTTGACCAAGGTACTGGTACTGTTACATTTGCTGCAAGTATTGCTTTAAGTAACTTAGACGGTCTAGGATTTAAGAGAGGCGTTGTTGTAAGTGAGTTCTCGACAGATAGCTCCATGACAAACAATGCTACTGATACTGTTCCTACACAGTCAGCTATTCGTAGCTTTATTGATAGACGGTTAGGTCTAGACTATGGCGGTGGTCCAGTTTCAACTAGTAACTTGATTGGTCCAGGATTTATGTCGCTGAACGGTTCGTTGGCTATGAAGTCAAATATGAACCTAGGTGGATACAACATTGTTAACGTTAATGATCCTTCATTAACAACAGATGCTGCTAATAAAGGATATGTTGATACTGGCGTTGCTAGTGTTAATAGCTTGTTTAAGTTATTAGACACAAATATTAGCACACCTGCAAATAGTCAGTTACTTGCATACGACGGAACTAATGGCGAATGGGTTAACGTTGCATCGTCAGGTGATATTACATTTGTATACGACTCGTTAACAGGAACGTTGACTTCAGCAATCGGTTCTCAGAAGATTGTTAACTCAATGATTTCTAACACTGCTGCTATTGCTCAAAGTAAGTTAGCAATGAACGCTGCAACAACTAGAGCAAGTGCATCAGGAATTACTCAAGCAGACCTAGGTCTAGCAAGTTTTGATTCTGCAACATTTACTGTTACTAACGGTTGGGTTGTTGTTAAAGCGGGCGGTATTACTAAAGCACAAATGGCTAACATTGGCAATGGATCAGTGTTAGGTAACTTTAGTGGTAGTGCTGCTGCTCCGATTGAAGTATCAGCAGGTACTGTTGTTACACAAGGCGATGGTATTAAAAATGCATCGTTTAGTTCTGGTGCAGCTATTACCGGTGCAATGATTACAACATATGACGGTTCTAACACAAGTAACAACACATATAGTTTAGTTAACGTAACAACTAATGGTGCTGTTAATAGCATTGTTAAAACACAATCCAGTGGTGAAATTGATGTTCCAATTCTAAAGATTGGCGGATTTAAATTCGTCGATTTGAATTCGACAACATTTAAACTATACACACCAGGTGGATTTAATTTTGCTAATATCCAAGGTACAAGTGGATCTAACACATCAACAAATATCTTTGGCACACTTGACACTACTGGCGGTACATTAAAGACTACAACACTAACAACTGGTGCTGCTGGAACAGCAGGTACTATTGTTGGTAACTGGCAAGTTCTAACTTCAAGTATATTAGATGTAACATCTGGTACGCTAAAGACTACTACATTGTCGGCAGGTAGCGAGACAACTGCTGGTACTATTCAAGGTACATGGACATTAACTGGTGCAAGTAAATTACAAGCTACCTACGCCGACATTGCAGAATATTATGAAGGCGATAAAGAGTACGAGCCAGGTACTGTATTAGTATTCGGCGGAGACAAAGAAGTTACTACAACTGATAAGATGAACGATACTCGTTCAGCAGGTGTTGTAACAACTAACCCAGCTTACGTTATGAACCATGAACAAACTGGTGTTAAGGTATGTATTGCACTAGCAGGCCGTGTTCCTTGTAAGGTAGTAGGCCGTGTTAAGAAAGGCGACTTGTTAACAACCAGTGCAACTCCTGGATATGCTGTTAAAGCAACAAACCCAACATTAGGTAGCATTATTGGTAAGGCTATCGAAGACAAGGACTACGGCGAGGCCGGAGTAATTGAAGTTGCTGTAGGGAGAGTGTAATGACTAAGCAAGTAATTAATATCGGCCAAACTGCTAACGATAAAACCGGTGATCCATTGCGTACAGCTTTTAGTAAGGTTAATGATAACTTTACTGAATTGTACGCATTAGTAGGCAGCGATGCTGCCGGTCTTACAGAACTAGCACAAGACTACGCCGCTGCAATGATTGTAAACGGATCACACAGTGG